ACGGTGTCTCGTAATAATGGTCAAATGGTTTTCTGTAATTAGAACCAAAAGTTATAAAAGGGCTAAAAGTTAAAGTTGATCCTTGACATACAATACTATTTCCATATTGTTGAGTAGCCATATTGCCATTAAGCACCTGTATGGCTTGATTCGTCACGGACCCATTATTTGATTGACTTACAGCATTAGCAAATACTTCTAAAGGTGTAAAAGCTATTGGGAGAATACAGAGGTAGTGGTAATAACGCTTTCTGACTCTATGTTTCTTTGAATTACTGTTATGTTTTGCAAGCCAGGTGCAACGTATGTTTCTGTAAATTGAAATGCATCTCCGTCTGATACTGTCCAATCTGGTTTGCTGTTTAAATCTAGTCCTGTCCATGTATGTGTTTGTCCGTTTAGAGTTTCATTAATTGATAATGAACCTGGAGATATACTGTCAGCCTCCCCCATAGATACTCCAACACCTGTAACGGTATATTCATAGCCTGATGAAAAATCTGTAGAGGTGATTGTTTCTGTAATCGAAGTAGTTGTATTTGTGGTGCTTGAGGTCGTTCCCGTTGTAAAAGAAGGAACAATAGGTTGCGATTCAACTGGTATAGCATATAGAAGCAGTAGCAGTAAAAGTTTTTTCATTTATCATTTGGTAGTTACCGTAGTTACGAACTGACCAGTAGTAACAGAACCAGAACCTCCAGCATCTAAGTTCTCTATTGTATGAGCAGAAGTAATATCAACATCAAAACCTGTTCCTGATCCAGCCTCAGTTGATACAACACTACCAAAATTATTAACTTCGCCTACAGCTAAATCACCACTTTGCATTGCGTCTGGTTGTAATAGTGATTCAGTCAAAGACCAGTTTGTTGCATTTTCATTTATAGAATATTGCCCTGCATCAAAAGTTACTGCGCCAGTTGTGGCGTTTACATCGAAACCACCTAGTTGATCTCCACTATTAGAAGTACCTACGTTAGTACCTGTAACAGAGTAAGATCCGCCAAGTCTTTCTACATTACTTCCAGCGGCATTTACTTGAATTGATACGCTGGTCATTATGCTGGAGGTTACATCGGCATAGCAAGGAACACTAGATGCGATGAATAGTAAAGGAAGAAACTTTTTCATGATTTTTGTTTTTTGTCTATTACTTCCGCACCAAGTATTTTGATGGGTGTTTCTATTCTAATTGTTTGATAACCTCCTGACTGTGTAGCTAATAACGCTTCCACTTCTTTCTTGTTTAGTGGTTTATCTTCTGGCTTGTATGTTCCATCACCTCTCTTCTTTGCTCCTTCCAAACCGAAACTGGCTAGCGCACCAGTCAGTAGAGAAGCAGGAAACGTAATATCTTTTGGTTCGTTGCTATATCCTGGGATTGAAATGTAGTTGAGGCTTACAATGAATCCACTCCAAGCAACAACAACGAGTCTGACTACAACTGAAATAAAAGCTAACTGCTCTTCTTTGTCATTGATGCTCTCTTTCAGTTTTTGTAGAGGGCCTTTTTTGACTTCTTCTGTCATAACTGGGATTTATTAGTCATACTATACATAAATATAGCTTAAATCAATGCCAGAGGTATATGGAGCGTTAATAGGAGCAGCAGCCACTGCTTTTCTTATGGTACTGTCCAACATGAGTAATAGAAGAGAACGTGATATTAGAGAATTATTTAACCGTGTAAATCAATTAGAAAAGGCAGTAAGTAGGATAGAAGGGCAAAACAGATAATGTTTGGTATGTTTGGAATAGATAACACAAACAAATGCTAAAGATTCTAAAACCTCTATTGCTAAAATTTCTCTCTACATCAGCTTGTAAACAACTAGTTGTGGACCTTTTACGGGCTATATGTAAACAAACTTCAAACGATCTTGACGATCAAGCGGTTGATTTTTTGGAGCAACAATTATTTCCAGGTAGACCCGTTACTTCATTACCAAGATGAAATACGATAGCTTTATAAAGATGATTTCCACCGACCTACCCCCTGAAGCGGAGTTGACTGTAGAACTTCAATGCAGGGAAGTAATGGCTTGCAAAGATATGGATAAGTTAAAGGCTTTCTGTATAGATATGATGAAAAACCATGCAAGAAGTGAAATTGTGTTATCTAAAGCGATGATGCGTATGCTGGAACTTGAGGCAAGATTAGCTGTAATAGAGACACCCCCAATTAAAAAAAGATTGCTGTACAAGTTTCGCTTATTTATAGAAAAAATAAAACTTTTAAGACAATTAGAACAGCATCAAAAAGATTATTCGCGAGAAACGTAAAGAGCCTGTATGTCAGGCACTATCATTTCTGGGTACTGGACCGTAAACCATTTATGCCCACACTCGTAACAAAGTCGTCTGCGAACTGTTATAAATTTTGAGTTTCTTTCAGAACGGATAACCTTCTGATCGCTGTACATTTTACAGCTTGGGCACTCGACCCATGTAATTCTTTTCATTTCTAAGCCTAATTTACCTCTAAGAAATTGCTCTAACTAAAGTGTGCTGAGCGTGTTCGCACAATCTATCATCACTCCATAGGACTTCATAATAGTAGGTAGTTGATCCTCTACTGTTGTGCTTAAGAAGTACTTTTTTAATTCTACCGTAGCGTTTAGCGAATGAATCAGATCGTACAAACAGGGTCTTGCGTGTAACCCTATCCCCCACTTCGAACCTCTGACCTACTAGATTAGACTCCATTATATATTCTTAGGTAATTTTCTACCGTCAATCCTTCTTTGGACCGACTCTCTCCATAGTAATTCATCCTTAGCCTCAGCAATTTTATACTGAGAACTTGAGTACTCACGCTGTAATGCTTCATAAGTAACTTTTCTAACCCAAGCAGTGCCTTTTAATCCTTCTTTTTTGGCTTGCTCTTCAATAAGCTCTGCCCTGTTCGGGTCAATTAATACTTGGTAATAACTTTTGTTTCCGTGTTTAAGAGCCATTTACAAAGTTGTTCTTGTACTACTCTACCACCAAAAAGGTAAATCGGCTTTCTCAAGTTGCTTTTCCACATACTTCTTTCTAGCTTCTCTCCTCTTTTTAGTTTTGCCAGTTCGTACTTCTCGAGCCTTCCTCAAAAACTCAATGATGCTACCCAAATCTCTGGTAGTGGCTTTAGGAATTTCCTTGTAAAGTTCCTTAAGTAGATCGACTCTTATATTCTTCTGCATAAGCAACAGGCATTACTTCATATAGGGTTTTGTAGTATTTTACCCCAATCTGTTTGTCATGCTTGGATATATACCAGCCGTGTTTGTTTTTGTTAATAGCAATCATTGCTTTTTACTCCAATGTTTAATCAGAGCTTTTAACTCATCAATGCGTTTTCTAGCCGCATCAATACGATCTTGTGTTGTCAATGAACTTCGCTCCATTTGTCGCCAATAGACACTTCAGCTAATGCAGGAACATCGCCTAACCATTTTGCTTCCGCTTTTTCCATTGTAGTTTTAAGAATCTCGGCCCACTCATCTGCTAAATCTTCCTTAACAAGAAGTATTAATTCATCGTGAACAGCCGCCGCAATCCTTACCTTATCTTCTCCTGCTTCTTTAACTTTAAGCCATAAATTACCTAACGCACACTTAAGAATAGCCGCACCTGCTCCTTGTATGGGCGTGTTACATCTCACAGTAGTCCTATTCAAGTCACCTTTTAAAAATCTACGCATATTAGATACTGGGACTCTAGTTTCGGGCCATTCATCTCCCTCGGTGGATCGTGAGATATAATTCATTTCTCTCTGCCAATCTCGAATACCATTATATGTAGTAAGCCAGTTATCTCGAATAGTTACAGCTTCATCATTAGACATAATTACACCACTGCTTCCAGCATACTTTCGTAAACCTTCAGCACCAGCACCATACAGCAAACCAAAATTAGCGGACTTGGCAATCTGCCTATCACATCCCATCTGTTTAGCCGTATAGTCATGTAAATCTTCGCCACGCTGAAATGCGGCAGTCATATTTTTATCTTTAGCTAGAGAAGCGGCAAGACGTAACTCCATCTGCGAAAAGTCAGCATCAACTATTTTCCATCCTTGGGGAGCTTGAACACACTGTCTGAATTCAGAATCTCTCGGTATCTGCTGATTGTTTGGCTTGATACTGGACATTCTGCCTGTATCTGCACCTAACTGCATATAAGATGCTCTAACAAATCCATCATCTGACATCTTATCTTGTATGCTCTCAATCATTTGCCTACGCTTTTCTCTACGTTTCCAAGTAATAAGCGTCTGGATCGTAGGAGAATCAGCGGCACAATTCTTCAAAGCATCTTTAGCGACACTAGGTTTACCATCATTGTTTACTGGGGTGTAACCGAGAACTAATTCAAGTTTTTCCAGTAACTGTTTAGAACTTTTAATATTAAATCCCGCATATTTTTTAGTACCTAGTCTCTTTGAGCCTTGGTCTTTCGCACGAAGATTGAACGAGCCATCCTCATCTCTAGGAAGCTTTTTTCCAGGTGGTAAGTCATTATCAAGTTCTCGGATAAATTCGTTGCCAAGTTCTTTAATGTCATCTTCATAATCAATGCGACACTGATCTAGTTCTTCTCTATTCCAAGGTAACCCCGTCCTCCACATCTGTGCCATAGCTGGAAGTGCACGACATTCCAACGTATAGGCTCTATGTAATTGTGCGTTTCTCAACTTTCTGTCCAGTACTTGATCTAACTCAAGTAGTACTTCAATATCTTTTGCGGCATAGATTAGCTGTTCTTTGGATAAAGTTTCAACACCCCAATCAGATTTTTGCTGTTCCTTAGATATATTCATATCTAGTTGTCTTTTAGCTAGGGCATCAAGACCATGCTTAGTTTGTGGAATACCATTGGTAAGTAGTCTGCTGGCTAACATACTGCAACGAACAAATCCTTCAGGATGTATGCCATGTTCCTGCAACCAGCCAAGATCAAATACTGCGTTGTGCGCTAACCAATATCTATTGGTACTACTAAAAAACTCCTCTAAGTAGTTCCAGTCGTTACGCTCTAACTCAAAACAATCAATAACTACTATGGTTCGAGAAGAAAAAGACCCCAACTGAATTAGTCGGAGTTTACCTTCTTCTGGTTGTAGCTGTAATGTCTCTGTATCAAACGCAAGACTGTGAGCAGTCTGCAATCTTTTTAATTCTGATATTCCGTAATAGACAGAATATTCTTGTTTAGTAGTTGTTGAGGTCATGGGAGAACCTATAAATATGCTCTGTTATTGTAGCACAATAGATCAGCTTGTCCAATAACTTAACTTTTTTTGTAAAGTACTTACGCTAAGCCGTGTGCAAATTGAGACGTCAAGTCCATAACCAACAGCCTCTAAAACCTGACTGTGAAAATACTCTGGATCGTAATACTCTACTTGATTCACTTTTTCTACTTTACTTCTAGTCGCGTCATATTCTGTGTAACGCACAGTAGCTAGCGGACTATCTTCGGTGGGATTTTTTTCCTCGTAGATAGTGACATTTATGATTGGTTGCTTCAACTACTCTTACTCCCAGAATTTTTGGTTTTCTTCTATATACCCATAGCCATCTGTGTATAAACCCTTTTCCGTTCCAGTGGAAGAGTTTTCAACAACAATCGGTTTTGTATTAACCTCCTCTTTGTATAAACCTCCGCTATCTTCCGAGGTTTTTACAAAATTAGGGTTTTTACAAATTTCATTGTTGTTCAAATCCGTTCCAATATCTACATTATTAGGTTTATACACATCATTTCGGGGTATATCGCGCGGGAAGGAACTAAAAGACTTTGGTAATTCCTTTCCAACAGCTTTATAAAACTTAGAGGGTCTACCTCCCCTACTTTTAGTTTTTGGAACGTCAACTTCTTCAATTAACTTCTGATCTTCTAGTTTATTTAAGCTGTAAACTATGGCACGTTTTCTATGAGCACCACCCACAGTATCGTGATCCACCAAATCTTTAACGCACCAAGGCTTATTTTCCATCCTCATCAAACGCAATATATCAAGAGTATGTTTGTTTGGAGTGTCTATCACAACCTCTTCTGTACGATCTGGTGCAGGGCTTATAGAGTATGTGTAATCAGGTAGCAGGGTAAATATCATACGAAGCCCTTCACGGTCCTCTCTGGACTTCTCAACGCTTACTAATCTGCTATTTGCTGTAAGACCCATCTCAGCGGCATCATTCATTGATAACTTTTTCATATTCCAAGTTTCATCTACCGCGTTCTTAATAGCAGTAGTTCCCCTGAACTTACCTTCCTTGGTGTTGTGATGAATAATAATTATTGAACAAGCAGGAAAGTCCTGTCCGTTTCTTCTAACAAGTTTCTTTATAGGTAACGCATACTCTCTCCTATTCTCTTCGTATGGATTGCTATCATTACAACCATCCAAACTATCTATAACTACTAGATCATACGCATATTTATTTTGCATCTTTTTAAATCTGCTATACCACTGCATATCCCACTCAGTAACTACCCGAACATTCTTATCACACCCAATAAGTTTCATCTGCCTACGCAATATCCTTTCATTCTGATCCCCATTCAACCAAAGAACCTTACCAACTGGTACGTTAACTAAAGCACCATAGACATTGAACGCTTTTCCGTGTCCAATATGTTTAGCTACTGTCTGACACATGGCAGTCTTTCCTGTTCCACCATCTGCGTGAACCAATAATGTCCAAGGCTTAGGCAACAACCCTGGAATTAAATATTCAAAAGGCGTATCATCCAACTCATCAATAGCTAAAGGTTTCTGCCCTTTAGTTCTATTAAACATTTCGTGAGTATCAACTAATCTCTCAATCTCAGCGGCATTACCACGCTTAGCCTCAATAGCTAATTTATGGACCGCTTGGTTATGCAGTGCAGGGTTCTCATTTTTAGGATCATTATCAATATCCATATATCGCTGAATAAGATCCTCACCATCCAGCACTTCTTCCTTGTATCTAAGGGGAATAGCCTCTACATCTTCGATTAATTTATCTAACCCAACCTGTTTGAATCTCTTTCTTTCTGGATCGACTTTATCTGCCAATTCAATGAGGTGAGACATATTGTATCTAGCACCATCATTTCTCCAAGTTGCATACCATCTAGCGGCACAAGGATCTTCACCATCTTCCCAACAATGTTCATAGTCGGGATCTTTTTTACTCCACTCCGTCCAGAGTTCCAGTCCCTCAATTCCTGGTAGCTCATTATTTATCATCGCACCTATTTCCCACCAATAATGCTCTTGGTTAGGTCCTTTATGTCCGATAACACTCAAGCATCCACTAACAATGGCAACTCTTTCTTCCTTGGTACGTTTACTCCATCTGTTATCTACATATTTAATATCAACATCCTGATTATTCTTTTTGTACTGATCTTTCATACGAGACAGTAGCCATTCTGGAGCCACTGGAACGTCAAATAGATCACCCTCTAATTTATATTTACCTTTACCTACTCCTTTTTTGTGGTACTCACCAGCTATTACGCCTTGTCCTCCCCATAAAACTTCCCAACCTTCCTGTCCAGCGGCAGTCTGAGATATAGAAGCAACTTCAGTTACGAGATCCTGCGGAACTTTAAAAAGGAATTTAGCGGCATTTTTTCTAAGTGATGTAACTTTTGGTGCTTTTTTAAGGTCTTTACCCCATTTCTTTTCGATTACACCCAAGTTTCTATCAACGTCAAATATCACAAGACCATCTGACTTCTGACCTGTAAATACACCAATCGCTTTGAACTTATCTGGTTCTCTCTCAATCATCAAAGCAGAATCATTTACTGTAAGTTCTTCTTTCCACGCTCTACCAAAAGGAACTTTGCCGTCAGAATATCTATCTGGACTCGATTCGTTTCTTTTTGGTAATAATACCCCCTCGGCATATATCGGACAGGTCAACCATGTCAATGGGATCTCAGGGATGAAATTTTTGTTACTCATGTGTTACAATACCTACTGTAGCCTATATGTTGAAACCCTGAAGGAACTCCACCCTTTAGGGTTTTTCTATTATATATCATTGACAATGTTTTGTCTATGTACTACAATAGTAGGGCAACTCAGGCTTTCATAGCCAACACGCATTATGCCTTTCATTTCAACAGTTGCTAGAGAAGATGCCGCATCTTCAAGTAGCACAAAAGACGATTACTTGAATCCATCAAGTATTAAAAGTGGACAAAAAGTTCGTTTCAAATTGTTAGCCGAAGAACCTTTCATGTTCTACGAACTATGGGGTAACGAAGTTAACGATCCAGAAAGACGTAAACCATTCCGTTTTGCTGAAGATCCTACCGCAGAGGATGTAGAAGAAAAACTTGGTGATAACTACGTTAGATCACTTTCCAGAGATGGAAAAGCAAACGAGCCTTGCAAGATAGCTCACGCAGTTCCCGTGTATAACTACGACTTGGAACGTGTACAGGTATTTTCTTGGACTCAAAAAACAATCACTCAGCAGTTTGACGTAATTAGTCAATTAGAAGATTACGAAGATATGACTGAATGTGATTTCTATTTATCCCGTGACGGACAGGGTACAGACACAAAGTACACTGTGCAAGCCGCCCCATTAAAAAAGGCTATGGCTAAAACTGTAGACGAAGCATGGGAAGCAGAGAAAGAGTTCGATCTCGAAAGACTTCTTAAAGGTGGTAATCCCTTTAAAGAAGAAGAATAATCCCCATTCATAGAGGGTCTTGTGGCCCTCTTTTTTAGTCTTTATTTTTAATTATGGATCAAGAAGAAACAAAACAACTACTTTCTTATTTAGAAAGAATATCTAGTGCTTTAGAGCGTATAGATAATCAATTACCAACTACAGGTATAACTACAGGAGTTGATGTTACTGGTATGGATTCTTTAGTTCAAAAATTAGAGGGTTTAGATTATCTTTATGGTGTAGTTGATGTACTAAATAAAATACAAACTTCATTAGCTGGTGATAACGACCATAGTATGGGAACTGTTATTGATAGCTTACAAAAGATAAACTACAGTTTAAACTTAAGCTGGTTAGATTCAAAAAATGAAGAGGGGGAATATGTAGAAATACCTGCAAATGCTTTAACTCAAGTATCTGAGCGTTTGGAATTTATAAATAAAGAATTACATTTACTTAAAAAAGATATGGAAAACAAGTAATGGAACAAAGACAAGCAGAAAAATTAGTCTCAACTCTTGAAAGAATTGCTGATAGTTTAGACAAGATTGAAACAACTTTGGGAGACGGGTTACTTATAGATAAAGATACATCTTATTTATCTGAAATTTATCATGGTCTACAC